CAGACACATTAAGGACAGACATGACAGACCAACAAAAATTTAACGACTACGCAAGGTTCGTAGATATAACAACCTCACAGACAAGTAAAAACACAGACAAAATGACAGCCAGAATGGATAGGCTACAAGGAACTACAAGTGTGCAAGGCGAACACAGAACAGAAGAAATGCAAGTAGCAAGACTACTAACATCAGTTATCGGTATGATGGCTGAGAGTGGAGAGTTTGCTGAAGTAGTAAAGAAAAAAATATTCCAAGCAGACACACAGTTTACAGAAGATGAAATATTCCATATGAAAAGAGAACTAGGAGATGTTCTTTGGTATTGGGTGCAAGGCTGTACAGCTTTAGGATTCACACCACACGAAGTCATGGAAGAAAATATTAAAAAACTAGAAAAAAGATACCCCAACGGCTTTGAAGTCGTTCGCTCAGAAGTGAGGCAAGATGGGGATATTTAGTAAGAAAACTAAGTACAATAGTATAAATACTAAGTATAAATTCAACGAGGATAAAATATTAACCAAGTTGAAAGTCTATATAGACAATACTTATGACCAACACTATAGTGCAGATAAAATACAAGCAACTGAATTTATTATAGACTCAGGACATGGAGAAGGTTTTTGTATAGGAAACATTATGAAGTATGCAAAACGATATGGAAAGAAAGCAGGTAAAAACGAACTAGACTTGCTAAAAATTATTCACTATTCGATTATATTATTAGGGAGTGAAAATGAGAACAATTAGGAAAAAATCCCATGAAAAACTTGATGATGCAAATTTAAAAAGAGTATTGGATTTACTTAATAAAGATAATCCTATAACTAAAAAAGAAGCATGTGGCATGCTCAACATAACCTACAATACTACTAGATTAAATAGTATTATGACAGATTTTGATGAAACCATGCAGTACAGAGAAAAGCGTAAATCCCAAAATAGGGGAAAGAAAGCCACCGAGTACGAAATCAAACAAGCAATTGAAATGTTTTTAGACGAAGAACCAGTATCTGGTATAGCCAAGAGACTATATCGTTCTACTACATTTGTACGAAATTTATTAGATAAAGTAGGAGTTCCTGAAAAAAGACCTAGTACTGAAAGTGGTAGTGGGGCAAAAGTAGGATTTTTACCCGAGCAGTGCGTATCTGAAACATTTGAGCCAGGCGAAAAAGTTTGGTCAGCAAGATATGACTTACCTGCTAGAATAGTAAAAGGGAAGTTTAATGATAAATATGACTGCTGGGTATACCACATTTATGTAATAGAATTAACAAATTTTGAGTCCGAGTATTTTGGATTTATAAAAGAAGGTGGCTACCATGCCCACCAACTCGCTTATGACTTAGGTAGTTTAAGACACTTAAACAAGTACGATATAAATATCTAAAGCATAAGGAGTGCAAAAATGGAAGTATGGACAATAGTGTCAGCTTTGTGGCTGTCCTCTTGGATTATGTGTATAGTAAGAACATACCCTATAATCTTTAGAATGGTAGAGAACACAGAAGGTGGCGAACTAATAGTGAGTTATAAATATACTCACATGATGATATATGCAACATGCCTTTTCATAATTACACCCTTAATATGGTCAATCATTTATAATGATAGTAATAGACAGAGATGGTGTATCGCATATGTTGTACAAATTTGCAGGAGCAAAAAATGAATGGAATAATTAGAGAAGCTTTAAAGCTGAAATATAAAGGAGACATAGCTGCGGCTAATGCCAATGTAAAGGTTTATCTTTTAAATCCTGCTGGTATTGGGGAACACTCGGATATCATTCAGGCAATAGATGAACAAATCGAAAAAGCCGCAAATGCACAGGAGAAATTGGACTATATTCTCAACCTAAAATATTAGGAAAACAAAAAATAGTTCTTGACATAGCACTCATTTTTCTGTATAATATATATTAATGAGTGATAGATATTACAACCAAATGAGAGACGCGACAGGATGGTGCTTCGGCATGCCTGAGTCCCTCAAAAACAAACGGAGAAGAAGAATGGCTTGGACAGACGAATCAAAGCAAGAAGCAGTAGAAATGTATGTAGAGCAGGAACCAACACCTGAAACTAGCATGGAAATTGTAAAGGACATTGCTGACCACTTAGGCGAAAGCCCTAATGGAGTCAGAATGATTCTTACTAAAGCAGGCGTTTATGTTAAGAAAACACCAGCTACAGGTGCCGCTAAATCAAGTGGTGGTGGTAGTGCAAGAGTATCAAAAGCTGACGCAGCTGCAGCACTAACAAGTGCTTTAACTGATGCAGGTCAAGAGGTCGATGCAGATATTATCGACAAATTGACTGGTAAAGCTTCAGTATACTTTACAGGTGTACTCAACAACATCAACAATGGCTAAATAATACTACCCATTACTAAAGAGGAAGAGTTTTCTTAATAGTAATGGAGTATTATAGTGAAGAAAGATGAGTTCATAAGAACTGTATCAGATTGTGGTGACGCAATCATAACTTATAGGTCAACAAACAGTAGAAAATTAAAGTATAATGTTTGTACCCTAGACTTCGATAACAAGTATATCCAAAGCAAGAAAAATCGTGCTAAGGAAACCTCCGATTCAGTTCTGCTGTTTTGTTGGGATACTGACAGTTATCGCCTATTACAACCTAAGAATGTGACCAGTATACAACCTTTGAGTTCTATACTGAGGAACAAGCGATGAAGTTGCATGAAGCCCCTGAGATGTATGAAAAAATCATCTCTGAAAATGAGGAGGGGACGGAGCAAGTCAAACTAACCATAAATACTTTTTATGATGTAGAGTATATACATCTGAGAAAGTATTACCTCGACTTTGATGGGGACTTCAAACCATCAAAGGACGGAGTAGCAATGAAACTAGACTTTAACAATTCAAAGAATTTGTTCGAGGGACTAGTTGAAATATTATCACTAGCAGAGAGTAAAAGTATTTTAGAGACACACTTCAAGGATATTTTGGACGAAATTTACCTATCGTGAATTTAGTTCTTGACTTTGCTTGTGGTTTTTGATATAATATATAAATGGAAAATATAAAAGAAGTATTACAGAAAGCAGCGACAGATTACTATAATGGTAATCCAACTATGTCAGATGAACAGTTTGATAAGTTAGCTCAGTACGCTGAGTATGACGAGGTAGGATTCACTAGCAGAGACAATCGTATACCGCATGCTTTCCAAATGTATTCACTTCAGAAAATTTTTTCTAATGAGCTAGATAAGCAGCCCTTCGGTAATTACAAGGGAGCGACTATTGTTTCTCCTAAGTTAGATGGTGCTGCTGTATCGTTGCTCTATGTTGAGGGACAACTACACAAAGCCCTTACTCGAGGAGATGGAAAGCGTGGTCTGGATATTACAGACAATGTTAAATCTCTAGTACCTAATTCATTAGGCGAGTTTAAAGGTTTTCTGATTCAGATTACTGGCGAAGTAGTTGCTCCCAAGACTATCAAGAACGCTCGGAATTACGCTGCGGGTGCTCTCAACCTTAAAGATACACAGGAATTTAACAGCAGAGAATTGCGCTTCATAGCTTATGGAGTACAACAATCATGGAATGAGTGCTGGAGTAAGGATATGGAGTATCTTCTTAGATTTGGGTTTGATACAGTTCTGTCTAATGACTGGACTGCATATCCCGATGATGGACTTGTTTTCCGTATAGATGACTACAAGGACTTTGATGCCTTAGGATATACCTCTAAGCACCCTCGAGGTGCATATGCGCTCAAGCAGCGTAATGAAGGAGTTATAACTAAGTTAGTTGATGTTATATGGAATGTTGGCAAGTCAGGGGTTGTGGCTCCTGTAGCTATTTTAGAGCCTATTGAAATTGATGGCGCAGTCGTTAGTAGAGCTACTCTACATAACATGCGTTACATCAATGACCTCAACTTAGAAATAGGTTGTTTGGTCGAAGTCATAAGAAGTGGGGAAATTATACCTAGAATATTATCAAGGGCTAACTAATGACCAAAGAAGTAATCTTCAGTAAAGAAGAACAAAAACACAGTAAAAGAATTTACAAGAGTGCT